CCTTTCGATTGGGTCAAGGGCAGAAAGAGCTATACGGTATGACTCAGCATCGATTCCCGGGTTGTCTGTCAGCATTGACGGAACAAATATTCGGCCAGTTTCTTGCCCCTCTACGATAAACCGCTGCCTAACCCAGTTTGGTGCCGGGTTTGATGCCGCCCGCATCCGAAGCGGCACTTTGGCCAATTCTCCACCAGCTGGACGGCGTAAGCGGGAGAAGAGATATCTATAGTCAGATTCCCTAATTTCCGTGACTTCGTCCATTCCTATAAATTGAAATTCAGAGCCCTTATAGCGTAAATAGTCATTTGTATTGTTCAAATAACCGAAAGATATTCTCGCCGTTGAGGGGAAAGTAGCTACGTAGCTATTTGCATTCCAGTGGACGTCGTCATAGTTGGAAATCCACGACTTGAAACGGTCCATCAAAGCGCCAGGGAGCGACAAGTCGGCGAATGTGCGTCTGAAGAGAATTGCTGAATACCCCGGAACGTCAACATATTGCAAAGCCGCCATAAGAAGGGCAGAGCTTTTACCACCACCAGCCGCGCCACCAAAAAGAGCCTCGAGCGACATCGTTCTGAGGAATACTTTTTGGGTCAGCGAAGGCTCTTCTGGACAGAAGACAGGAGGCTTAGGTTGTAAATATTCAAGTACTTCGTTCCAGTTAGTCACACACATATCCTACATGGGTGTGTGCTGTGACTAGTATAGGAACGTCCGCGCCGAAAGAAAGTAATCAAGAGTGAAGAAACTCCTGGCTTTATTGCGAAAAACTGCTGGCCTACGTCTAACAAGGGGTGCAACTGCCAATTTAATGATGGCGTCATTTATAATTATGACATCGATTGGCGCATTTTACATTGACACTGCCGTTGGTTTCATAACCTTGGGAGTGTCTTGTGGGTTGTTGGGTCTGCTTTTGGGTCTAGAGTAAATTAGGTAAATATGGCATGGAACTCCGGTAGCAATAAAGCTTTACAATCCGGCTCTCAAAAATCTATTTTAACACCAGGAGCGCCAGTGGCGTTCAATACTGGCATTGCTGGAAAGCCTTACAGGGACTCTTGGGACATAGAGCGCGCCTACAGAGAAGGAATGTCGAAGGTCACCTGGGTGACCAGATGTATAGACGCCATCGCAGGGAACCAAGCAAGACTTCCTGCAATACTGAGAAAAGATAATTCCCCATCGGGGAAAATCGTTACCGACAATAAAAACAATTCCATATTGGACATACTGAACACAAAGTCCAACATGGGGGAAAACTCATTTGTTTTTCGCTATAGGTTGTCTTCACAATTGCTCCTTTCTTCACGTGGTGCCTTTATTGAAAAGGTGCGCGGTAGGGACGGTTCTGTTGTTGCACTACAACTCCTGCCGCCACAGCACACTGCGCCAATCCCGGACCCCAAAAAATTCGTTGCTGGCTTTGAAGTTGATATGCGTAATGGGACAAAAATTGTTCTCCCACAAAAAGACGTCATCTGGATTAGGAAGCCACATCCGCTAGACCCATATCTTTCGCTGACACCACTCGAGTCAGCAGGTATAGCCATTGAGATAGAGAACCTGTCGAAGATTTACAACAGAAACTTCCTGCTTAATGATGGCCGTCCAGGCGGCATGATTGTTGTTCGCGGTGAAATAGATGACGACGACAAAGACGAGCTTAGGGCTAGGTTCAGGGGAAACATCAACCGCGCTGGCGCGATAACTGTTGTGTCGTCCGATGAGGGTGTTGACTATGTGGACACGGGTGCTAGCCCAAGGGATGCGAACTACATCCAAATGCGGCAGATAACAAAAGAGGAAATACTCGCTGCGTTTGGTGTGCCAGAGTCGGTAATCGGCAATGCTTCGGGCAGGACATTTTCCAATGCTGGGGAAGAGCACCGCGTTTTCTGGAACGAAACCCTCTTGCCGCACCTAGAGCTTATCGCTAGAGGGCTAGATGAATTAGACCCAGATTATTACATCGATTTTGATACATCCGATGTGCCGATTCTTATTTTGTATAAGCAGGAAAGAGAACGTTACCTGCTAGACGAATTTCAAAATGGCCTTATTAGCGGTAATGAATACAGGGCTGAAACAGGTCGTAAAAGAGTTGACTCTGACCTCATGCAGGCAATGCTCGCCAACCCGAACCTGACTCCGATTGGGTATACGGACAGAAGGTTCGACTCACAAGAGCAGGCTCAGCAGCAAGCAGCAATGATGGGTCAACCAGGCATGCCTGGTGTTGCAGCAGCGGGGATGATGCCAGCAGCGCCTCCAGACCAGGCCGCCGCTGGTGAGCCCACACCGCCAGAAATGGGGTCCATACCTGGTCAAGTAATCAATCTTGATGCTGGACAGCCACAGGAAGGAATGACAGCAACACTAAATGCGGAAGCTGCACAGCAGGTGGCCCCACCAATGGCATCTCCCAGTGCGCTGTCGGCATTTGATGCTGAAATGCAAATTAAGTCAGAATCAATCAGGGATGAATGGGAAGTCAAGGCAGACCAATCCGCTGATACATGGACAGAAATTCTTGACAGGACATTGGAAAGATTCTTCGAGAGGCAGCAACGGGTGGTTCTTGAAAAAGCGCTCGGCGCAAAGTCTCGGAAAGCAATAGATTCAGGAAGCCTGGATGTTGAATCCATATACGACCTATCTGTCTGGAATAAACAGATAGAAGATGATATTCGGCCTGTTGTTTCAGGGATTATTAAAGACGCTTCCCAAATAGCATCCGAGCAGACCGGCATACCGGTTGATATGGATGAAGAAGAAATAAAAGAAATGATTGATGCTCAAATGGGGCGCATCAAAAAAACAAACAATACGACAAAAGAAGAAATAGCCTCAGCGATACTCATAGCATTGGCCTTGTCTGACGATGAAGACCGGGTTGGAATGCTCAAGGCTGCGCTGTCAGCAATATTTATCAATACTCTTGCTAAGCGTAAGCGCTCTATTGCTGAACACGAGGCGCAGAGCGCCTATAACGCTGGGACTTATTTCGGAGCGCGTCAATCTGGCGCAACGTCAAAGACGTGGGTTACGCGAAAAGACTCAAAAGTACGCGGGGAACATAAGTTGCTTGAGAGTAAAACAGTTGGGTTAGTAGACGACTTCCAGATTGGTCCAGAAACATTGCGTTTCCCTGGAGACCCACTTGCGCCACCGCATTTGACAATGAACTGTCGTTGCAAGCTGCGCTTTAGCACAGACTGATAACTTGCATTAAAGTCCATAATTTCTGCTGCCAGCACGAGCTATTGAGGCATTATTATTTACTACGACGCTCTAGAAAGGCACAAAATGCACTTCAGCAACTTTACTGAAAGTCGGGACTTTACTGAAACTAACTACAAGTCCCTGTCTGGGCAAATTAATGTCAATGAAGCCAAGGGGATTGTGGAGTGTTTTGTTGCTGCCATTGGCAATAAGGACAGCGTAGGTGACATTTGTTTGCCGGGATGTTTTACCGAAAGCCTTAAGAGGCGCAAGCCGCGTGTTGTGTGGGGCCACAACTGGAACGAGCCAATTGGCAAAGTATTGGAAATATACGAAGTTGGTCCGAGCGACCCACGGTTGCCAGCAAAGATGAAAGAAAGGGGCGTTGGTGGATTATTCGCCAAAGTCCAGTTCAACCTTGGTGCGGAGAAGGGCCGTGAAGCATTTGCAAATGTCGCATTCTTCGGTCTAGAGCAGGAATGGTCGATTGGCTACAAGACCTTGGATGCCGTATTTGATGGCGGCCAGCAAGCAAACCTTTTGAAAGAAGTAGAGCTTTACGAGGTTTCCCCAGTGCTTCACGGTGCAAACCAGCTGACAGCAACATTGTCAATCAAATCAGAAAACCAGGGGGATGGATTTTACGATGAAAAATCTTCATCCAAGCCACTGAGGGACCCCAAGGGTGGTCTTACTGCTGCTGGTAGGGCTCATTTTAAGCGCACAGAGGGAGCAAACCTCAAGCCAGGGGTGAAGGGCCCAGCAGATACGCCAGAGAAAATGCGCCGTAAAGGTTCTTTCCTTACAAGATTTTTCACAAACCCTTCTGGTCCAATGAAAGACGAAAAGGGTAAACCAACAAGATTGGCGCTTTCCGCAGCAGCATGGGGAGAACCAGTTCCCCAGGACAGGTCTGATGCCGCTGCTCTTGCAGCAAAAGGGCGACGCCTCCTTGAGAGATACGAAAACTCAAAAGAAAAATCGCTTGACTCAGATACAGAATCAAAGAATCACTCTATTATTTATTCACCGCAAGGTTCTGGAGTTTCAAACCCAGCATCTGGGAGAATGGGAAATCTCGCCAGAAGCATAGGTATGCATTTTGGCGGAGAAGTTGTCATCCGTAGCGCTGACGAAAATATGGTTATCTTCGACATTACTAAGGACGGTACGTCCGAGACAATGCGGGCCGGCTATCACACACCGAACGAAATAGACTTCATGTTCGGTCCAGCAACAAGAGTCCGTCAAGAGGTTGTATACATACCGGTCGAGGGCTCCTCGGGAAGCCGTGTATCAGGGTTTGACCTACCATCCAAGCCAGGTGGCTGTGGATGTGGCGGCGCTTGCGGTGGCGCAAAATCAGAGTGTCAGTGTGGCGGCTCATGTGGTGGCTCGTGCTCAATGAGCCAAATGAAATCATGGAGCGACTACAAATCGGAGAACCCTGGGGTCCATCTATTTATAAAGACAGCCAGCATTGAAATGTATGAAGCCGCACAGGAAATCGGCTTCCACCATGGTTTTGATGTCGAACTCCTGTCGGATGGATTTGCTATTCCAAATATTGACTGGTACGGCAGCGACGCTTCCGACGCTGTCATTACTGCAATGGATGGCATTGAAGAAAAATTCGAATTTGGAAGACAGGCGCGTTCGGCGTCCAGGAAGCCAGGAAGAATGATGAAGCCGGCAAAATTTGACGGCGACAGCGATGGTTTTAGAACAGGGCCTGACGGCAGAGACAATATTCCATACCTTCCCAGGATGCCGGAGACCGAAGAACCAATCGAACTTCCAGATGAGATTCCGGTGCCGGAACCGACCAGGGTTCCAAAGCCAAATCCGGACAGAACTCCATCTAGGCCTAATCCGATACCCGCCCCATCGCGACCAGTCCCACAACGACCTGGCGTGCCTTCTGGCGGGAGAAGAGGTATTGAGCCAAGAATGCCTGAAACAGAAGAGCCTATTGAGCTCCCTGACGAAATTCCAGTACCGGAGCCGACCAGGGTTCCGAAGCCGAACCCGGACAGAACCCCCTCTAGGCCGAACCCAATACCAGCTCCATCCAGACCAGTTCCGCAACGCCCTGGCGTTCCATCAGGAGAGCAGCGGCGAGAAGAAATCCGTAGGCAAATGATGGAAGCACTCCGCCGCCAAAGGATGGCGTCAAGAGGTAAGTCGGACTCCTTTGCAGCATACGTGACAGTATCGGAAGACTACGACATCAACGTAAAGACAGCTCGCAATATAGACACCAAAGAGTTAGATACGTTGGTACTTGAAATGCCGGCAGAAATGCTTTTCGATTTCAAGTCTCTTATTGACCCCGTAGCGGACTATTACCGAATTAGTGTAGTGGCCGTGGACTCTGGACTGAAAATTTATGACGCCTCAAAGCTGACGGTGGATGCACTGGATGCGATGGGTTCCGTCATAAGAAACTGGTGACAAAGTGTCGTCTCGATTCTCTCGTCCCAAGAAGAACGTCAGCCAGAATAAGCCGCAAATAGGTTATTCTAAACCTGTAGACAATCAAAAAAAATCGTACAAGTATCACTGCATGGTAACGGGCGATAAGCGTGCTTTCCCATGTGGAGGATGCGTCAACCCTAAAGGTTGTTTATCAAATTCGATGCAGTACAAGGAGACAAAGTAATGGCCGAGGCACCAGTAGTAAAGCTAAATGCTGATGGTGAAGTAGTGCAGTGCGCTAAGGGTATGGACTCTGGCGAGTGCGGTTACACACCTGGAGCAAAAGTGTGCGGCAAGTGTGGTGCTGTCGCCCAGCAAATGAAAGCTGCGTCAATAATGAACCCAATGATGCAGGGTCCAGCGCCAGCAATGCCGATGCGTAAGAAGCCGCGCCCCATGGGTCCCATGACACTAGAAGACGAGGAAGACGAAGACCTCGTTGGCATGGAGGGAATGGAGGACGACATGGAGGACGACGACATGATGGACACCGAAGACGGCAAGATGATGGGCTACGACGAAGAGGACGACGAAATGTACGTTCGACGCGCCGCTCCGAAGCGTAAGCGCGGTGTTGTTGCCATGGAAGACGCGGAGATGGATGAGGAGATGGAGGACGAAGACGAAGATGTCTCCATGGAGGCAACCAGACTAAAGATGCGTAATCGCCGCCTTGGCTCAATGGGATACAAGTCTTCCGAGTTTGACAAAGACGCATTCTTGTGCTCTTTCGACCGCAAGGTGTACCCAGGTGGTTCGCCAGTATGTGATTCATGCCCGGGTGGATGCGTCCCAGAAGAGGGGATGCCATCATTGCTCGAGGTTGAGGGCATGGCAGAGGACATGTTCAATGGCAAGGTTCTGGATTCAGGATACTCAGATGAAGCAGACCTTTTTGTTGTCGATATTGAAAGAAAAGACGGCAAGCCTGTAGAAATTTTCTTTGACGGTTCTTCTGGCGAAGTGATGGGCTGGCACCTATTGAACAGCGACCTTGTTGAAGTCAAGTCAGCGCTTGTTAACAAGGCGATGATTAGTTTTGGTGACGCAGCTGACATTGCTGTGAAGACCGTTAGCGGAGACATCGTTGCTGTCGAGCCAGATGTGTTCGAGGGATACGACGTTTATGCGGTTGAAATTGACGGCGTAAACGGCAAGTCTTACGACGTGTTCGTTAGCCTTGATGGCGAGGTTCTCGGCTATGACGAGTACACGATGGAAGAGGCAACAGAAATCGAAGCCGAAGCAGCGGAGATTGCCCTAAAGCGTGCATATAGCGAAGACACCCGTCAGTCAATGGCCGACAAGGGCCAGGCTTTGCCAGATGGCTCATACCCAATTGCAGATGAGGCAGACCTTCGTAACGCAATTCAAGCTTTTGGACGAGCCAAAGACAAGACCGCAGCTAAAGCTCACATTATGAAGCGCGCTGTTGCTCTAGGAAAGGAAGAACTAATTCCTGTTTCTTGGGTGTCAAAGGAAGACATTGAGAAAGCCAAGGGTGAGGAGAAGTCAGAAGACGACAATTTCCTCTCAACGCTCATGGAATTCGAAATGCTCACAGTGGCGGAAGATAGCGATTCGGAGCAGTAATGAGAAAACTAACTAACGAGCAGAGAGAGCAACTTCGCGCCGAAAAGGCAGCGAAAGCGGCGGCAGCTGAGGCATCAGCAAAAAAGGAAACTAAGCCGAAAAAGACGAAAGATGTGGTGGGCGATGTTGAAACAGCGACAGACAATCAAGAGCCTGTGGTTGAAGTTTCGACGGAGACTGACGACATTTCTAGTTAATATGCACTGGCGGTGGTCCGGTGCGCGATGATGAAATCAAACAAAAGCTAATTGGTGCAGCGTCACAAAAAGACGCAAAATTAGAAACAGCACCAAAATCGGCCGCTCAAGATAAAAATAAAAACTCCAAAGAGCCAGAGCAAGAAAAACCAGAAAAGCCATCAAAGGCAAAATCTGAGTTTGAGCAATTTCTTATCGACTGGGAACCCGGCGACCCACTGCCATTCTTCCCTCCTGGAAAAGTTTTAAGGCTTTGCCATCTGAGCAATAATCCGATGGTTACTGGGTCGGATTATTATTTCGATAACCCTGAAACAACAATTAAGCCTTATAGGCCTGGCCAAAAGTCTGTAGAAGACGAGTTTATAGAGGTAAAAAACCTTGGGCCAAAACTTAAAGAAGGCCTGTCGTCTCTTCTTGGGATGGTTGCGCGTTCACGCGGCCTTTGGGTTGACGACAAAAACAAACTACGTTGCCCTGCAGGGACGCCAAACGCAAACCAGTTCACCGACATAACTGGGAGCAACTGCTTTATCCCAACGCCAGCAACGGCAGCGCAATCTGGGGCAAGAGCAGCTAGAAGAGTTCTCGGTACGGCAGAGCAGATGGCTGCAGGAGTAGGGCAGAGAGTAGATAGAAGTACGTCTGGTCGTGCTGCGACAGCACAACGATGGACAACAGGAGATTTAGCATATCTGCAGCAGGGTATGGACATTGGCGGCAGAATGGGAATGCCTGGCAGAAGAGTATCTCCTAGTCAAAGAACAACGCGTGCCGGCAGTGTTTCATCAGCAACAGGAACACCGATTTACTATATAGGCCGCCGTGAGGCTATAGGTAGAGGAAAAGACCTAACACGTGCAGCACGCGACCTCAGCGATAGATACAAAGTTGGGGCACAGACGCAAGCAGCAATACGTCTTCCCAATGGTCAACTGGTAGGAAACGTTTTGAATAGAGCCGACTTTATGGCGGCCATGACGTACCTAATGCCAAACGTAGACCCTAATGAGATAGAGGAGTATTACAGCAACGCCATACCGGGCACACTCTCGTTGACGGATAGAAGAAAGTACCAATCTGGATTTAAAGCGTTCTGGGAAGCTCACATTTTCGAAATGATTGAAAATGCAGAAGCATATAAATTAATAACAAAATTTGAGATGATGGACGACCTCAATACGGCTATTGAGATTTCAGTCGAACCATTCGGTCCAAGCCCACTAAGCGGCGGACGAAGAGCAGGAATCGGCGCAACACAAATGGCGACACAGGCAAACCTGATGGCCGAAGGCGGCGCACATGTTTCGTTCAAGGTAAGCCCATTCGGTATGTGGCAGCAAATGAATGGCGTCGGCAGAAACATGGACAGCGATGGTTCTGGGTGGCTCGATTCAATTGAAGGAAGAATGCATTACATTGCAGTGCATGAAGCTGGGCACACAGTAGATTTCTACAACAAGCTCAAAGCGTTT